TACCTAAAGCTATATAAACTATATCAACAAGAGCATCTAAAGCACCTGCTGCATCTTTTTTAGTAATCGCTTGAGTGTACTCAGCTAGTTCTTCCATTAAAAAAGAAGTTCTAAAATTTACTAATTCATTATCGTCAGGTATACCAACTTTTTCATTCTTTTCAAACCCAAATTTTTTATGAAAAGCATCTATATCTCTTATTAAAGTATCTTTATTCATATCATCAAATATTCCTGAATGCGTCATAGTAAAGTCGCCTGTTCAGGTTCTTTTCTAAAATCTATTATTTGTAATTCTTCTTCTTTTTTATTTTTTTCTTTTATACTATTTTTAACTATTCTTGCTACATATTCAGCTACAGGTGGCATAACTCCTCTTGCGATTTGTGACCCTATCGTAGATGCCGGTCCTTCCCATTTATAATCTACAGGATACCCTGCCATATAAGCTAATTCTTTATGACCAAATAATCTATCTTCTGTAGGGTGAATATAAAATCCTCCTGCTATAACTGGTATATGAGCATCATTTTTTAATCTCCATTTCATAAACTGAGGTCTACCTTTAACTCCTCCACGCATACCTCCTCTTTTCCAAGTTTCTGGTGGATTATATCTTTCCCATGTAACTCTTAAACTTTCACCTTGTTTACAATGTTTAAGATAAGGTTTTTCGTTTTCTCCTAATTTCATTAAGTGTCCAATATCTGATCCATGTTCTTTCTTAAATTGTCCTAATACTTCACCAGCAGTTGGTAATGGTTGAAAGTTAAGTATGTGAGGATTTAAATTATATTTAGTTGCTATAAAGAAAAATCTTTTTCTACTATGATTTAAACCAGTAAATCCACCATCAATTAATAAATGACTTACTTGATAACCAAGATCAATTGCTTCTTTAGATAATTCAGTAATCATAGGTCTTCCACCATTAATCGAATATACTCTAGGTACTGATTCAATAGCAATAGCTTGCGGTTCTAATTCTTTTAATAAATTAAAACTATCTCTCCAACATTTAATTCTAGGGTCATTTCTCCATGCTCCTGCACCTTTTTGAGCTCCACCTAAATTAGACCATGGAGCACATGGAGGATTACAATATACAAAATCAATTTTACCTTTATATTTTTCTTTAGGCCATTCGTCTTCACCTTCATAAACTGGAATATTTGGAAAATTAGCTTGAAAAGTTTTCTTATATAAACCTGGTTTCATTTCAAAATGTGCTTGAACATCAAAATGTTTTCTAACACCTAAAGTAAAACCACCTGCAAATATATAAGTTCCTAACGCTTTCATAATTCTTTCCTTTTTAATTATCTTATTTCATAACTATACTTCGTTTCAGGCTGCAGTATAAACAAATTTTTGCGTGCTCTGGTTACAGCAACATAAAATACTCTGTGTTCATCATCAGGTTCTGTATTTAGTTTTCTCCATGTTCTATAAGAAATATCCGATATAACAACAACATTATCACTTTCTCCACCTTTTATTCCATGTATTGTTGACAATCTAATACGAGCTTTATTTTTAAATAAATCACCAGATTTTTGTAATGATTCAAACATTAATATATCTTCTGGATCTAATCCATAAATTACATCTTGCCATTCACCTTCTGCTATTAGTCCACAGTTTTTTCTTAAATAATCTATATCAAAATTTAAATTTTGATCAATACCTTCTAATTTTTTAAATCCTCTTTTAATTGATACTTTACCATACAAACATTGATAGAGTTTTTTAAGTTCTTCAAATATTATTGTTTCACCTTTATTTAATTTAATCCAAGCTCTTATTGCAATTACATATTTATTAGTTTTAAATTCATGATATCCTTTTTCATAAAACCAACCCATTCTTTTACAATAAGCTTCAGTTCTATTTAATTGATAACCTGATCTAGCTAATACTAACCATTCACCTTTAGACATATCAACATCTTCTATTGCTGTAATTTCATTTACTGATCCAAGGTCCTCTCTACATCCCCATTGTTTTGCTTGTCTTAAACTAATTTTATTAGATATATCACAAGCAAGTTTATGAATAGTTTTAGGAAGTCTATAACTAATTGGTAATACTTCTACTTTACCCTCTATATCTAAAAATTTTTTAACGTCAGCACCAGCCCATTTATATATCGCTTGATCATCGTCACCTGCTATATATCTAAATTTACAATGAGTAGTTAATTTATCTATTACTTTCCATTGTTTAGTTGTTAAATCTTGAGCTTCATCAACAAATATAATATCTAAATGTGGTACAGTTTCTTCTAATAAAAATACATCTAACATATCAGTAAAATCTAAAAGTTTTTTTTCTTTTTTAAAATTAGCTAATGCTTTAGAAAAATATTCTTGTTCTTCCCATGAATGATCACATTCTAATTCTCGCCATACATCTTTTAAATTTTTTTCGCTTGATCTAGAAACTTCATCACAAAATAAAAGTAAATCACCTTTTTTATTTCCTGCTGATAATCCTGTAGTATCTTCTTCTGATACTCCCGACATTTCAATTCTTGCAACTTCGCTAAATTCTTTTACACGTTCACCTTTAAATACTTGACCACTATTTATATTTAAAGTTCTATAACATAAACTGTGTATAGTTCTAAAATAATCTAAACTTTCTTCATCTATTTCAAACTTTTTAATAACACGTCTTCGTGCTTCTCTTATTGCTCTACGTGTAAAAGAAAAATATCCAATTCGTAAAGGATTATATCCTTCTGATATTTTTTTCTCTAGTATATCTAATAACGTTGTTGTCTTCCCTGTACCTGGGCTTCCGAATATTTTTATTGTTTGACAATTGTTCATTTAATCTACATTTTGCACAATAATATTTATTATCGTGAATTACGTGTGCTACGTTTTTACATTTATAACAAACTTTAATTACATTTAGCATAAATTTTTTTAAGAACATCATATTGTTTAGTAGACACTAAAATATGTTCATCAAATTTATCCATCTTTTCTATTAAAGATTGGCAAAAATTATTTTCCCAATCGTTTAATCTAGTTGAATCTATATCATGTAAAAACTTAACTAAATTTTTATATTTTTCTCCATCTATTCTTTTTAATAATTCATTAGGTATAGCTTGATGAGTTTGTAGTAATACACCTTTTCTTCTTAAATGAAAATAAAGCTCTCTACATAACTGTACATCTAATAAAGCATCATGATAATTTTGAACACCTTGATGAAAAAAATAATTAAAACATTCTTCTAATTTAGGAAATTTATAATCATCAAATTTACCTTCTAATTTCATTTCATTCTTAGCTGTCATCATTGTACAATGTAAATTATCTGGCATTTTATACATAAATTTTAATAAATTAAATTCACGTTGTATCATTTGTAAATCAAATGCTAAATTATGTGCAACCATAGTATGACACTTACTCATAAAATAACTTAAAGTAGCCATTGCATATTTAGCTGATATACCTGTTTCTTGTGCTTCTTTAGTTGTTATACCATTAATATCAGAAGCTTCTTTAGGTATAGTAAATTCTGGATACTCATTATTTTTAGGTTCTATTCTAGTTGAATACTGTGCTACAATTCTTTCATTATCATCTGTAACTTGAAAAGCTAAACTAACAAGTCTAGGTTGATCTTCATGATTAGGATTTAAATCTCTACGCCATAGTCCATTAGTTTCTGTATCAAAAAATAATATCATTATATTCCTTTTTTAATATTAAATGATACACCTTTAACTTCTACTTTAGTGTCAACTTTATTTTTATCTCTGTCTCTTTCTAAAAATAAAATAGCTGCTGTTATTTCATCAATCTCTGCTGCATAAGCATCATCATTACGATCAATACTTCTTATAGCATGTTGTAATAAAATATTAATTGCTTGTTCTTTATTCATATGCTTCCTTTTCTATTTCTGGTTGTTTAAATTCTTCATTCTGAGTTTCAAAATTTTTAATTGACCATGTATTAACGTATTTACCTTTTACTTTTTTTCCATCATGAGTAGCACCTAAATCTTTTAAATAAGCAGTTATTTGATTTAATTTAAATTCTTTAAATCTATGTCTATCTAAAAATTCCATAAAATCATTAATTCTAAATTCAGTATGCTTATCTTGTATTACTGCTTTACCTCTTAAAATATCTTCAAACTCTGTAGATGATGTAGACCCTGTACAAAATCTTTCTAATAAATCTAATAATCTACCTTCATTACTAGAATCATCAGAAGCTTCAACAGGTATTACTCTGGACATTAAATCATTAACTGATTCTACCCATAGCTTGTCATTTAATTTAGGAAGTAACATATCTAAATGTTCAAATACGACTTCTTTAAAATCTAAAAAATTATAAATTTGTTTACTATTTAATGGACCTATCTTTCTTTCGTTAATAGTTAAAAAATATTGTGGTGGTTTAGTTAATATTTTAGTAATACTATTTAAAACAGGCATAGTACCATCATCACTTATACCATACTCACACGTTAAACATTTAGTTTTATTACATACTGAATTAATAGGACTATCTTTACATTTATAATTATAAGTTTTTTTATCTAAACTATTTAATACTGATGTAAATTCTCTAGGTTTTAATGGTGGATCTAGATATTCATCATTATATTCTTCTAATTTTTCTTGCCATTCTTCTGGAAATCTTTTTCTTAAATAAACTCCGATATTAAATAATCCATTATTTCTACCACCTTCTCCTAAAGCACCTTGAGATAATAAATCTTGTAAACAAGGCGGTCCTCCTGGTAATATTTCGTTTGACTTATTTACTTTTTTTATAAAACTTAAATCAATTTCATCTAAACTGTTTACTGCAAACTTATCTACCCATTGTATAAAATGTTTTAAAGTTAAAGCTTTACCATCATAAACTGCATATCTATCTGATTCATCACCTCCAAAGTATGGCATATTAAGCCAACTACCTACATCATTTTCATCTAATAATTTAGTTTGTTGAGGTCTTAAATCATATTTAACAAAACCAAAAGCTTTTTGTATTTCTTTTAATTTTTCTATCATTGATTTTGCTGATACAAATTTTTTAGTAAATATAAATATATGTGCTCCGCCTGATTTTGATCTACAGACTATTAAATTTTTTTTAATAAATTGTTGTGAAATTTTTTCTATATTGACTGAATAATCATCAACATCAAGACAACCCCATTTACATTTGCTGTCTTCATTAATAGGAATAACACCTAAACCAGTTTTACCGTCTAGGTGTTCTTTCCATAAGTTTTCATTGTAAGCCTCCCTAATAGTTTTTCCATAACCATCTAGCTTAGGGCCTTTTCTTTCTGTAATAAAGAATTGGCCATAAGCTCTAGTTAACCCTGGAAATATATCAAAGAGTTCTTTATGCATATTAGAATGGTGCGTCTTCTCCATTTTCAGCTTCTGTTGAAACTTCAGTATCAACAGGTTCTGATGCTTTTACTTTTCCATCAGATACTGAATCTGCAAAAGCTTTAGCTTGCTTAAAGACATCTTGACTTTGTATTTGACCAATTTCTTCTATTTTATATTTATGCCAACTACCTAAATCATTCTCTGCTTGAACAGTAGATAGTTTAAACTCAAATAAAAATGAAGGTGGTTCTACAGTTTGACCTTTAATATTCATACGTTTCATTTTTAAAAGTGTATTCCACTTTCTAGAAACAGATAAATTACTAGAAGTCATAGTAAGAACAGCAGGTTCATAAGAATCATTGTTCTTAACTAAAACATAATGTTCAGCTGTATCAACTAATTGATTTTCGCCTAACATAGTTTTTTTAGTTTTAGAATCAATCTTAGCACCATCAGGTTTATAATCGTGCACTGCAACTAATCCTCCACCTTTTTCTCTAGGTATCCACTCTACATAAGATTTTTTATATCCACAAGGAATTACTGTTAATCCATCTGTATATAAAGTACCAGAAACTGTATTAAAGACATGACCTTCATCTGCGCCTTCAATATATTTCTCATCTTTTTTCTTACGTTGAGGTGACCCTGATTGAACAATCGCTAATCTAGGAATAGTAATATCGTCATTACCGACATTTTGTAAACCTTGACCAGCAGATTTAATAATCAAATCTGCAGATAAATCGCCTAAAGCAACTTCTGAGTTTGACTTCTTTACTACTTGTTTATCACTCATAGTTTATTTCTCCTTTCCGAGTTTTATTTTCGCTATACTTGCTTCATAGACACTAAATAAATCTTCAGGTAATGTTTTACCTAATTTATATTGGTCTTTGGCCCAAGCTTTTAGCGTTTGAGCGTGTACGTCAGCTTTTTCATCATAAGGTATATCTTTAAAATTTTTAGATAATACCTCAATTAACTTATCAGCTTGATCATACTTTCCTTTAGGGAAACTAACTTTAACATCGTGTTTAATTAGTTCCGCATGGCCTTCATCTTCTAACCATTTTAAAGCATCTGCTTTTCTATCAGCTTTAATTGAGCAAAAGATTTCGTCTTTAATTTTGATTTGTGTGCCATCTTCCAAATCAAATCTAGTCATACCGTTGCATGCTCGCATAGCATCCGGTAATTCTTCTTCTTGTATCTTACGAATTTCAAGTTTAAGATTTTTTAATTCTTCTTCTTTTATCGCAAGTTGATTATTTTTATCTACAAGTTTATTACCAATTCTAGTAACTACTTCTAGTCCTACATTTGGTAATTTTTCTTTTTTCGAGTGTTTTTCAACCTCGTCAAATATCCAAGTTTCTTTAGACATTTGCTTTCTCCTTTCTATTAAAGACATCACAACATACATTATAGTAAGCTCTATTTTCTCTGTCCCACTTTAATATATTTACAACGCCATTATTAACGTCACCTGCTATTATAGATGCTATCGCAATAGCAGCAGGATCACCCATTGCTAAAAGATAATCATCATCACAAAAATCTTTTAATTTAGATTTAAGCATTCTTATAATAGGTGCTGGAGATAACATTATTTGATGTCCTGGTGGAAGCAATGGAATTAAATCACCAAAGCGACCAGCAGCCAGTACATTAACATTAGGGTTTTCTTGTACTACATAAACTTTACCCATTTAGTTCTCCTTTCTTCATTTACTATTTACTTATATAAAAAAGTTTTATAAAAGTAAATTAAAAAAAGAAAACAGAAAGTTTATATGCAAGTACAGTTTATTAATGACGATGATTTTATAAAATATAAATTTAAAACTAAACCATTTAAACATCAGTATGATGCTTTTATGGAAAGTAAAGATAAGGAAGCCTATGCATTATTTATGGAACAAGGTACTGGTAAGTCTAAAGTTATTATTGATAACATTGCCTATCTATTTAGGAGAGGCTCTATTGATACTGCTATTATTGCTGCTCCAAAAGGTGTATATCGTAATTGGCTTGCTTCTGAATTTAATACTCACATGCCTGAAGATGTCGTACAATTATCTAAAATCTGTATATGGTCGCCTAGTGAAACGAAAAAAAATGTAGATGAACTTGTAAGCTTTTTAAAAGAATCAGAGAAGTTAAGATTTTTTATTATAAATATAGAAGCTCTATCTACTGACAAAGGTAAAAATTATTTACAACGATTATTAAATACTGGTAAATCTTTTTTCTGTATAGATGAAAGTACAACGATTAAACATAGAACTGCTAGAAGAACTAAATCAGTTTTAAAACTTGGTCGTATGGCTAAGTATAGAAGAATACTTACAGGAACACCAGTGACCCAAGGTCCTTTAGACTTATGGTCACAAATAAATTTTTTAGATGAATATATTTTACAATCTAGTTTCTATGCATATCGAAATGCTTATTGTGTACTTCGTAGAAGACGTACATCAACACATAGTTTTGATGAAATAGTAAGTTATCAAAGATTAGATGAATTACAAGATACTCTAAAACCATACAGCTTTAGAGTAACTAAAGAAGAATGTTTAGATTTACCGCCTAAACTAAGACAAAAGCGAGAAATAGAGCTTAATGTGAACCAGAAGCAATTATATCACACACTTAGAAAACGTGCTATAGTAGAACTAGAACAGTCTAAATTAGTGACTGCGCCTCTTATAATCACAAGAATATTGAGATTACAGCAGATATTATGTGGATTTATTAAATATGATGATGGAAGAGAAGAAGTCATCCCGGGAACTAACCCTAGACTAGAAGAATTAATGAATGTATTGGAAGAGACAACTGGCGGTGTAATTATATGGGCTACATTTAGAAGAACGATTGAAATGATCTACGATGCTCTAGCTAAGAAGTATGGTGCTAGTAATGTTGCAACTTATTATGGTGAAACTGAATCTGAATTAAGACAAGAAATAGTTACTAAGTTTCAAGCTGGTGAAATTAAATACTTTATAGGTCAACCTAGAACTGGAGGTTATGGTCTAACTTTAACTAATGCTAAAACTGTTATTTACTTTAATAATACTTACGATATGGAAGTTAGATTACAGTCTGAAGATAGAGCACATAGAATTGGTCAAAAAGATAAAGTTACTTATATAGATTTTGTAGTACCGGGAAGTATAGATGAAAAAATACTTAAAACTTTAGATACTAAAAAGAAACTCGCTGATCAAATAACAGGTGATCATTGGAAAGAATTATTTAGTTAACAGGTCCACCAAAAAAAGCTAACAAACAAATAAGAATAATAAGTATAGCTGTAAATTTATAATTTATATCACCTGGTTCCATATAAAGATACTCCATATTATTTCTTTTTAATTATATCGGCTCCTTTCAAACCGTAGATTGCTGATACCACACCAATAAATAAAGCTTGATACCAAAATGGCATGTTACCAAAGTATTCAAAAAATGTGTCTAATTTAGTACGAATTTCTGGATCGTCAGAAAAGATAGACCAAACCAATATAATAACAGGAGCGGATACCAAAATAAGGACAAATTCATCCTTCCAGCCTTTATCATTAGACGCAATAATTTCCTTTTTATATTCAAGTTCGCCACTCGCCATTTTTTCTGCATGCTTCATTTCAGCAACAGATTCTAATTCTTTTGTTCTTCTTCTATTAGCAGCAATACTCATTCCAGTTTTAATTATTCCTGGAACTAATTTAGCTGCAATATTTAACCACATTTTATGTCCTCCTTGTGTAACCATTCTCTAAGAGGAAAACCTGGGCAATTAGGTTTATTTTCTTGAACGTCACTGTGTCCAACGATTTCTTTAATATGCGGATATTTTTTTAATAGCATAACTAAAGTATCTTTTAAAGTAAAAAGTTGTTCTAAAGTAAAATTATTTTCTGGTCCATCGTCATCAGCCATACCTCCGACTAAACAAATAGCTACACTTCTTGAATTAACAGCTGGAGCGTGTGCTCCTTTAAAACCTACTGGTCTTCCATGTTCTAATTTACCATCACGTCTAATAATATAATGATAACCTACATCGTCCCAACCATTTTGATCCACGTGCCACTTTCTTATTTCATCGTAACCAATATCCATAGATGCTTTAGTTGCAGCACAATGAACAACGATCATATCTGTATTGCTTCTTAACTCCATGTAACACCTCTTTTTTCTACTATTCTACACTTTTTTGTTTGTAAATCTACTTTAATTATTTCTATATTTTTATTTTTAATTCTAGGAACTCTAGATATAGAGCTTCCATCTTTTCTTTTATTCTCTGTTTTAACGTCAAATAATCTAGTTTTAAATGTTATAGGATCTATTGCAACTAAGTCTACAGCTGATTGTGTTTGGCATGCTTTAAATACAAAAAAATTATTTTCTTGTAACCAACAAACAGCTAAATTTTCTGCGTAACAACCTTTATTTTTATTAATCACTCATTAATCTTTCTTTAACTTTTTCTCAAATTCCATTTGTTCTAAGTTAATATTTTTAGCTTTTTCACCTTTTATAAACATATTAATTAATTTTTTAATTTTAGGTGTTAAATATTTATCTAAATATTTAGGAGCAGTTGCGCCAGTTTTTCCTACTACAGCATTTACTACTGAATCAATAGGAGTAAATATATCAGGTGATCCTGGTGGTACATCTTCTCCTGATACTCTTTCTGTAATTTTATCTTCCATATATTCTTTAGCATATAATGGATTAGTTTTGAAACTATAAGTTTTTCTAGGCAAATAATCTTGTGCTGCTTGTAATACTTTTTTAAATAAATTTTTATGTTCGGGTTTACTACTTTCGCCTAATCTATCTAACCATCTAGGATAGTTTCCTGCTAAAAATTGATTTTTAACAGCTTGTGTAAATTTAGTATAATCTGCTAATAAATCTAAACTGTCTCCACCTAAATCCATACCATCATAAATACGACCTAGTCTATTAACAATTAATCTTTTATGGTTTAATGGTCCTGCAAATATATCGATAAATAAACCTGCTCTATTAGCAGCTTCTGTAAGACCTTCTCCAGCTTTACCGCCTAAATCGGGAGCTTGAACAAGTTTTAAAACTTTAGATATACTTCTATATGATTCTACAAATTCTTTTCCATATAGATTATCTAAGACACCTTTATTAGAAGTTAAAAAATCATCTAATAAATTACCATTTAAGGCTTTTACATTACTTCCTTCTATTGGTGTTTTAACTGCATTCATCATTTTTTGTAAATACAACTTTCTAATATCAGTAGTTAATTGATTTGATGTAAGTGATAATTTTTTAATTAATGGTTTGATATCGTATTTATTTCCTATTCTAAATATTTCATCAGCAATAGCTGTACCAGTTCCTTTATCTAATAAATCTATTTTTAAAGAAGGTAATTCTTTAGATACAATATTTTGTATATCAGCATTTTGTTTTACAAGATCATCATATAATTTCATCGCTGATCCAGTATCTTTTGCAAATTTATTGTATAAATCATCTCCTAAAATTAATCTATAATTGTCTCCATATTTTTTAATAAAGTTTGCATGTGACATAGCACCACTAGCACCAGCTTCTTTTGGTAAAACATTATCATAATAATGTTGATAAAGTGATCCTTTAATTTTATTAGTTTGATTAAAGTTTAAAAATTTACCATCAATTAGATTTCCTAATCTTTCAGCATTATTTAATCCTTCTTTAGTACTAGCTGTAATAGAATCAAATACATTTCTACCAGTACCAGTTAAACTTGCTGATCTAATTACTTGAGGTTTAGGACCATATCCTATTTCGTCAGCTAATTTATTTAAAAAACTATTTTTATAATTAAATAATAAAGTATCATATTCTCGATATAAAGCTGCAGTTTTTGGATCTTTTGAAACAGCATCATCAATAGCATCATTAAATATTCCTTTTAAATTTCTTATTGCGTCTTTAGTACCTTTAGGTACAGCATCTGTAATATCTATATTTTGTAAAGCTCTCTTAATAGCTAATGCATTATTAAAACTTAAATTTTCAATACTATTAACACCTTCTTTTAATATTTTTAATTGGTTTTTTACTAAACCAAATTGTCCACCATTTTGTTCTAAAAAATCTACAAATTCATTTATAGTTTTTTGATTTTTCCATTCTGCTAAAGCTTTTTTACCTTTAGGTGGAGTAGGTGATATTTTCTTTTTTATAGTTAAATCATATTCATTAAATATATTTTTTAATACTTGTGTTCCTTTTTCATCAAGTTGAACTGTTAATTGATTTTTTTTAGCAGAAGTATTTATTCTATTTTGTAATAAAGATAATCTTGAATTAAGTTTTTCATTAACTTCATTGAACACAATACCCATTTTATCAATTTGATTTGTTTCATATGTTTTATATAAATTATCTTTAACTCTTTGAGTATTTGCAAAAGCTTGTTTAACACCTTTATCAGATGCGACTAATTCATCTTCTCTTATATTTTTAACATTCTTTTCTATGTTATTAATAATATTATCACTTGTTTTAACATTAATATCATCAAGACCAGTAGTATATTTTAATATTTTATTTTCTACTTCTTTATTTTTAACTCTTTCATTTGCTGAATTTAAAATCTTTTTATATATTCTATCTCCTTTAGTACCTTTAGGAATTATACCACTTTCAGGTATCATATTTGCTACACTAATTGCAATATAGTCATTTGCTATATCATCACTAACTCCAGCATTTTTTAAAACTGTTCTAGCTTCATTTATTGCTTTAGTCATTTCTTCATCTATACTTCCACCTGTTTTTAAAAATTTACCAACAGTATCTCTAGATAATCTTTCGTTTCCAACCATGAAAACTTGTTGTTTAATTATTTTTGCTAAAGGTAAAAATGCTGCAGTTGCAACCGCATCAATTGCTCCTGTAGTTGCTGCTTCTTTAAAAGCGTATGCTCCAAATTGTTCATCGTCCATATAATCAAAAAGGCCATACTTTCTTCCTAATTGTAATCTATAATATTCAGCACCAGCAGCTGCTAGTCCTGATCCAGCAACAGTTCCTCCAGGACCAAACGCTGATCCAACAGTTCCTGCTGTAATACTTGCTCCTATTACCATAGCATCACCAGCAAAACCTTGAAGATCAGAAGTATCAAACCCTGGTTTATTAAAAGTATAAAAGTAACCATCTCCACCTAATTCTTTAGGTATAGAAAAAACTAAACCAGTATATGCATCATTACCTTCACCTACTTGTTGATTTTTTACTTTTATCTTATCTTTATATTGATCAACTAATTCTTTATCAAGTCCTTGATTTTGTACAAGATCCTCTGCTAATAATCTTTTAGCTCCAAAAATTTGAGCATCTGGAGTTTTACCTCCAAAACTTAATCTATATCTTACATCAGCAGGAGCTTCCTTATCAGTTCTTACACCATAAAGATTAAATGTTTCTCCTTTAGATGGCATATAATAAGCAAGAGCTTCATCTACACCTTCCATATATAGTTCATCATATGTTGATCTATCTTTTTTTATTTTAGATGTTGTGCTTTGTATTAAATCGTAATCGTAACCTTGACTTGCTAATATTTCTTTTTTAGTTTGAGGTTTTTGTTTAGTTTGTAATTCTGATAAATAAGTATCTTTATCAATAGCTCCAGTAACTAAACCTTCAGCAGTCTTTTCATCAAGTCCATTACTAATAAGTTTATTGTAAACATTCTTTTGTTGAGTAGAAAGTTCTGCCATTTTATTATTTAGGTTTATTTATTAACTCATTAGTTATTTCATTTTGAATTAAACTTTGTATATTTTGTTCTTGTGCTGCTGCAGTTTTTTTATAAGTATCAAAATAACTAGTTGTTTCTCCTTTGAATTGAGGCTCTAATGTTTGATAATAATAAGCATTAATAATTCTAAATGGATTAGCATCTTCTGCTGTACCAAATAAATCAATTAAACTTTGATCTGTTACTTTATCTTTTAATTGATCAGCTAAAGCTTTAGCTGCTTTTTCATTTGCAACCTGTTCAAATTCAATATTTTTATTTATAAATGCTTCTTCTTTAGCAAAACTAGGTATTTTATTATTAATTTCCATCAAAGTTTTTTGTGCAGCGACAAGTTTTCTTAGAGCTTGTGGGTTAGTTCCAATATCACCTATTGTACTTAATAACACTTGAATATCTTTATCAGAAGCTGGATATAAATCTTTTACTTGAGATACAATAGCTTGTTTAGTTGCAGCAGAAAATAAATCTTTAAAAGCAACTTTGTCTTCAGCAGATAAATCTTGACCTGGTTCATATTTAGATACACTTGCTTCTAAACTTCTAAATTTATCAGATAAACCGCCACCTAATTCAGAAAATACTTTTTCAAATGGAGTTAAAAACTCTGAAACTAAACCAGTTGGTGCTTCAAAACCTTTTTGAGCTAATTTATATAACTCAATATATCTTTGATCTAGTGCGCCATATTGTTTTTTTAAATCTCTCATTCTTGTTTGAAACTCTGGATATTCTTTTAAAATAGCTTCACTTATATCATCTCTAAATCTAGGAGGTTCTCCTTTTAATGCTTTTTCTAAAGAAGCTTGTGCTTTTATTTTTTCAGTTTCAGCAGCTGAACGTTTTTGACCAATAGCTTCTGATTCTAAAAATCCTTTTTTCTGTCCTTCTGCAAACATACCTATAGCAGACTTAGCTTGTCCTATTGGTGTATAAGATGATGCTGATATTAATGTATTTAAACCAGATAAAAATTGTTGTCTTTTTTCTCGATCATCATAGACAGATTCCATTTTTTTATCTATACCTTCAGTAAAAGAAGATAAAGCATCACCTACAGAAGATACAAATTGTTTAAATCCACCTTCTTTATAATCATTAATTTTTTTATCTTTTTTTAAATCGTCTAAATCAGAATATTCATCTAAATTTATTCTTTCAGCTTCTCTTTCTTCAAAAGTTTTTTTTACTGCTTCTGTTAAAGCTTTACCGCCTTGTACTTCGATTTTATTTTCTTCTTCCATTTAACCTCCTAAAAACTAGCGAGAGCTTGACCTGCTCCAACTAATTGCATAAATGGACTAGGTGATCCTACTGGTGTTCCAACATATCCTGATCTTTCTTCTCCATAAGTTCTTATAGGTGCTCCCGCTAATGCACCAACCATTTGTCTAATTTGTCCTGCTGGATATTCTCTTTCTTCAATGAAATCTCTGTATTGTTCAGCAAGTTGTGCTTGTTCTATTCCTCTTGCTAAACTACCATATTGAGCTAAACCTTGTGCTGCTCCGGCAAGTCCTGATAATTGAGATTGTGCCGCTTGTAATTGTGCTGCTCTATCTTGAGCAAATCTTTGTGCACCAGATTCAAAACCTGCTTGTCTTAATCTACTTGATACATCAGAAACTTGATCAAAATATCTTTCTCTACCTAAAGCTCGTTCAACACCTTCTCTAGATCCACCAAAAGCTCCTGCACCAATTGCTTGTGCTGCCATTCCTCTTTGTTGTTGACCATAAGCTTCTCCTAAATCAGATAATGTTGATTGAATTACAGCTTCTTGATATGGATTCATATATTGTTGCATTGTAGCAGTATCAAAAGTTTGTGCTCCTATTTGAGCTAACTGTCCTGCTTGTGGTAAAATTTGTGTGCTATAGACATTAGCAACTTGTTGTTCTTGTGGAGTAAGTCCAGCTACACGTTGACCAGTGTAGCCTTGATAAGGTTGTGTAAAAACATTTTCTGCTGTACGCAATGTTCGTTCTTGAATCTCTTTAAAGTATTCAGGAATTTGTGAAGTAACAGTTTGTTGACTTGGTGCTTGAACAACAGTTGTTTGTGGTTTAAAGATACTACCCATTGATTATATATGTTCCTCCAATATTTTTATATCCTAATTTGACAAAGGCGTTGTGTTTTCTTTCAACGTCTTTACCTTGAAATATTTCGCATATCGCTGTAACTTTTCTAGCTAATGCGTATTCTTTAAAAACTAACATTATAGCTTTAAAGATATGAAAGTTTCGATACTTAGGATTCATATGTAACCATAAAGTTCTTAAAAACTTTTTGTCACTATACCAAGTTTCGTCTATTGTAGCAGCCATAGTTCCTACAATATTATTTTCATATTCCACTACTATAACAAAACTATTACGAATGTAAAATATTATATTTTCAAGAGCTTTTTTATTATTAGTGTTTCCAAAGTTAAATGGAGCTTCTATTAGCCATGTTTTAAGTAATTCTCGTATTCTAACAGCGTCATCTATACGAGCTAATCTAATCTTATATTTATCTTTTTCCATCTGGTCTTACATTGATTCTTAATGTACCAAATCGCCAATTACTACCTAATTCGTCACTTTCTATTTTAATGGAAGATTGTCTACCTCGTATTCTAGAATTATAAAAAGCTGTCGTATTTGAGACCGTTATAACCTCTCCTGAAGTCTTAGAGCTATTAGGATAATCTCTAGCTGATAAAGTAATAGTAGCATTACCAGTTTGATTTTTAAAGTCAGGTATAACTTTATTTATAAAAGTAAATGTTTCTCCATCAGCAATGTCACCATCACCTGATTGTATGTAAGCAGTGATCGCTGATCCATCAGCATCAACGCCATCTTCATGACGATAGATTAAAGAACGACCAGGTGTTAAACCATATATAGTTGAATATGTATTAGCTGTAGAATTAGCAAAATATTCTGTAGCTAAAGGATTTAATTCTACTCCATTATCTATATATGTACTTCTTGATAAATTACCAAAATACCAACTATTTTCTAAATGATTATAGATTACATATTTATCAATAAAATTAGATGAAGCTGAACAATAATACCAAATAACTTCAGAGAAGTCAGAAGTTTGACCAGCATAAACTTGAGCATATTGAGTTTTATTTATATCATCAAATATATGATTTAATATAGGACAAGGTATTTCTTGAACAGCACCAGCAAATCTAAAGAATTGCCCATCGGACATCCAATAAGCTACGTCATCTATTACAATTGCACTATTCAATCCAATAGCTCCGCAATCATTACCGAGTTGACGAAAACCAAATATAAAAGGTGGACCAATAAAAGACATTGAATGTAATGTTGTATCTGTCCATACAAGTATAGTTCCTTTTGCTGGTTTAGCTGTTCTTATTTCAGAACCTCCAGCAATTCTTTGAGAGCCTGCTGAGTTAGTTGCGTTAGCAAACCAAAAATTATAATTTTCTTGATCTGACCATCTTATAAATAATTTATCTTGTGTATCAGGTGTACCTATAGTAGTTTCTGTTCCCATACAAATTAAATGTCTAGTTTCTGTAGATACTAAAGATAACGTAGAAGCAGTAGGAGCATTAGCTATTTGTGTAGCTCTATTATCAGTCATACCTGCTGATTCATCCCATTCATAAGTAGCTCCATCTCTTTGAGTTAAAATTAAATCTTCTCCCCAATTGTTTAAAGACCATTGTCTCATATCAAGAGTAACTTCTGATGTAGTTCTAGGAGTATTCCAAGTACTTTCTGAATATGTACCAGCTGACCAACCATATCCAAAAGTTTGAGTAGTAGGACCAATATTTAATTGATAAGATATATCAGCATTTGCTGAATCAGTTACTGTAGAAGTAGCTGTACCTGGTGTAGTTATAGTATAAGCACTTGAATTATTTATTTGGACTATTTCAAATTCATTTTCTAAATCAGAAATAGTAATACCTCCTACATTTGCTGATACATTAGATATGGTTATAAATGAACCTAAAGTTGCGCCATGAGAGGCATGATTAACTATTACATTAGAGCTAGTATCCGTAGTAGTAAATACAGAAGTTAAACTGTTAGATTGTTTAATAGGAGTAATATCTTGGTTATCTCCTGATCTATATGTATAAACTTTTTTATCTCCTCCAATACATTGATAACGAGTACCATCTAAACTTATCCAAGAAGCTATACCTGCTTGTCGTCCTACATAATAATCTTGACTAAATTTAGTCCATCCACCTATTTTTTGAGGTAAACCTTTTCTAAATCTAATCTTATCACAATCTGTCCATCTACCTTCCGCACCTGTTTCGGTGTTTTCAGTATCTAAACCAGGTTGAAAATTCAATTGAGTTAATGGCATAATTTATAAATTATATAACAAAAATTATAAAAATATAGTGCTATTTTTATATATAAGAAAACCAGCCTGTTACAATATACTTTTCATTCTTTTTATTTACAATTCCTTTATGAGTATGAGTAAATGCAGCGGGCCATATTAAAGTTAATCCTTTTTTACAAGGTGTTTTTAGCTTTTGATAAAAAAATTCTGTACCTGCATTTTCTACATCATTTAAATAAGTCATAAATACAAGCACTCTTTGAGATGTTTCTTTTTGTGCATTTTCAAAATGAAATACTTTATAGCCACCTTTTGGTGGGTAATGTTGAATTGAATAATTTTCTTTTACATTAAATTTAGCATAACCATTTACATATTTATATTTTTTAATATATTTTTCTAAACATTTTTGTAAGGCAATTCTATATTCACCTACAGGATGATTAAAATAATTAGGTGCTAAAATTAAATCATTTGAATCTTTAATAGATTTATTAACAGATTCCACGTCATCATACATTATTCTTCCTTCTTGGGTATATTCTTTATTCTGTTGATGTAGTGAAATTAAATTATCACATATTTTATTATCTATAAACCAACCTCCTATAAAAGAATCAAAAGGTAACTTATATTCTTTTAACTTCATTCGTATAAATGTTTATAGTTTTTTTCAGTGAAGAAAACAGAAGTTACTGAAACTTTATCATCATACCTTTTACCAAAGAAGTCTAAACATAAATACCTTTGTCTTAAATAATTAAATGCATCTAAATTCCAAAGACCATTATCAAGTAATATTATAAAATCATTTTTTCTATTTTCATCAACAAATTTAGCAAAATCAAACCTGTTTATGTAGCTAGGGTCATTATCAATCATAACGTAATCTGGTTTTTTATTAAGTTCTTTAATTAAAAGATCCCCTATATTTTTTTTATTAAATAGTTTCAAATCTACGTTTTTAAATTTTTGTTTTTTAATTTTATTGAACCATTTTTTATCATTTTCAAGGCTTACTATTTTTTTAAAATATTTTGCAAAATATAATGTTGAATAACCAGAACCTATTTCAAGATAAGTTTTATCTCTGTTATCTACTGTTTTAAAATAATTTAAAAAAGGTTTAGTTAATAATGGTTTATCTTTTATCATCTCTTCCTTTAAAAGTAGAAGAAAAATTAAAACTCATTCCCCATTTTGTATCTTTATGTCTATGTCTTTTACACCCATGATTTAAAAAAGAAGAAAATAATGCAAATTTACCTTTTTCTGGTTTTATTTTTCTTTTAATCGTTGGGAAATCTAATGTTTGAGGATGATCATTTAAATAAATAGCCCCTGACCATATAGCAGGTGAGTGATTATGGAACTGAGTCCTATTTCCTGTTCTAACACAATAACCCCAAGAATCTTGTAATAAATAAGAATTTAATCTAATTCTTTCATCTATATATTTTATAAATATATCTAATATTTTTGAAAACTCTTCATCGTCATTAAAATAAGTATAAGAAGTCATTAAATCTCTAATATTTGTTTTGAACCCCATATTAGTATTTTGATCAAAACCTTCTTTAATTTTTTTAATAAAATACTCTGCATCTATATCCATAGTGCCTTCTATAAAAAAATAATCAGTTAAAGCTACATCTTCAATATGGTGGTCTATTAAAATCATATTGTTATATTCCAGTCTAATTTATTTATTAACTCCTCTATCTTTATATCTTTTAAATTATTATTTTTTACATAAAAAAACAACTCTTCCATATCAATTATGATCCATTTTTTATTTAAATAAAAAACCATTTTGTCTGCTTTACTTTTAAAACTTCCTACTTTAAAACCTTCTTTTTGAATAGGTCTAGTATCAAATTTTAATTTTTGGTTTAATCTATTTCTAAGAATCCCTGATATATTCCACAATTCATTTTGTTGTTCTTTAGTTGGATATTCTATATCCTCTAAATATCTTTCAAATAATTTATTTAGGTTTTTGGAATTCTCTTGGGATTCCAACATAAGGTCTTCTGTCATATTTATTTTCTTCAGCTCCTTCTGAAGTTATTTTATTATAATGTAAAAAAACTTGAGCACAATGTAGTCCTTCAAATTTCTCTCTCCAATGCTCTCTTTCACATCCTTTATAAATTAACATATCTCCTTGTTTTAAATCTATTTTAACACCTTTAGTATTAGTTCTTTTATTTTTAGCAACATAGATAGGCCATTCATTACCACCTAAAAGAATAGTTGTAGACACCTCGCAACTAAATCTATCTTTATGTCTTTTAAGGATGTCACCTGTTTTATAAAGCCTTGCATAAGTGTAAGTAGGGTAAACTTCACATTTTATAGCTTTTTCTAGTTTTGGTTTTATAGCTAATAGTAAAGTTTCCATTGCTATATCTGCATACACACTATAAGTGCCAGGAATCATATCTTTTTCTGTTTCAAAACCTCCATAAGTATCAATACAAACATGTTTATATTTATGATAATATAAAAATTTAGTAACTTCTCTTTTTAATAAAAGATAATTATATAAAAATTTAGCTGTATCTTTTGAAACAGCTTTTCTAACAATAACATAACCTTTTTTATCAAATTCAGTTTTCATTTTATTTAAAAGGTGCTCCTAATGACCAAGAAACTAAACTATATCTAGTCCCACTTATAACAGGTTTAACTCTATGCCACATAAAAGATGGAAATACAATTACTGTCCCTTTTTGTCTTAGTTCTTTTATTGTAACAATTCTACGAACATCTTTTATTTCTTTTTTATCTTTCATAGGTTTATCTCTAAAATCCATTTGAAATTCACCACCTTTATATTTAGATCCATCAGATAAAGCAACAACAGTGCTTAGTTTTCTATACTTACCTCTATAGTTAACATACTTATGATCATCTGGATAACATTCAGGTGAACTATCTTGGTGCCAATTATAATATTGATTTAGTTTATATTTTGTAAATTGAAAAGATTCTGTAAAATCCCATTGAAAATTCCAATCTGCTTCTTTATTTGCATGATGTATAAAAGGATTAATAAGATCATACAATTCTGGATCATCAGAAAATATAACATCAGAGTTTCTAACTTTTATACTACCACCTTTTATTGTACCTTTATGAAGATTTTTAGAATAAAGTTTTTCTACAATATTATCACAGGTTTTATCAGGTATACCTCTAGTGAAGTAATAATAATAGTTTTTTAAAATCATTTATGTTATTGTTCAACGCAAGTCCAAGTTATGTATTCTCTATTTTTTTCATCTAAGTTTTTAGAAAAATAATAGTCTATATTAGAATTGAAAACATAAAAGTTTCCCTGTTGAACATGACAAGTGTCTACATAAATTTTTTGATTTGGTTTTTTATATTTTAAAACCAATTCTCCAGCATTATCTCCTGCTTGTAAAATATATATTAAAGTATGAGTAGGTTGATTTTGAATATCTTGTATATTTAAATTATTTCTTGTAACAGATATTTCATTAAAGTTTTCTATATTTGCCCAAACTTTATTATTTACAATAGATAAATTTTGATAAGCATAAACTTGTTGTCTAATTAAATCAAGAATCCAAGAATGTTGGCCATGATAAGTTAAAGGTATATCATAAGTTTTATTAGTTACATCAAATGTAGCTTTATCTAAATCTTTTTTAAGACTTTCACTTATTTTGTCATTATCTATTTTAGAATTAGGTGTTCTTATATTACCTATAATAAGACTTAATTTTGAAAGGGTAATCTCTTGAGATTCCATATGTTATATTATTTGAATTTGTATCTAATAACTACAATACCTGAACCACCTGAGCCACCATTAAGACCAATGTTAGGAGGAGTAAAGCCTCCGCCACCGCCTCCACCACCTGTGTTGGCGTCACCTGGTTGACCTGATGTAATCATTACTTCTGGACTGTTTGTTCCAGCGCCGCCTCCGCCTTGACCGCCTTGGCCACCTGGAGGGTTACCTTGGTCTGGACGACCTGATCCTCCACCGCCACCTGCAGTGAATTGAGATGAACCTCTTATAGTTAATGCAGTACCTTGTCCTCCTTGAGAACCTGGAGCTGGAGTTGCTGTATTAGCGTGACCTCCGCCACCGCCTGATGAATTTTCTGATTGTGTAGGTACACCAGGTTTTCCTTCAGCTGGAGAGTATCCCCCTGAATTTCCAGAACCACCTCCGCCGCCGTTTCCGCCGCCGCCTCCACCTGATCCCCCTGGATTACCTGAAAGACTAGACCATGAGCCACCGCCTCCGCCGCCAGATGTTGAGAAACCTAATCCTGAAGAACCACCTCCAGAACCACCTTTTGAACCTTGGTTAGTAGAACCACCTCCGCCACCACCGACTGAAATAGGGTATGAAGTTGCAGTTACAGGTTGCCCTGAGCCTTCTGGATTAGGATAAGAGAAACGCATTCCTCCTGCTCCTCCTCCGCCTCCCAATCGGCTACCACCACCAGCACCGCCAGCGACAACTAACCAATCTACAGTTTCGCCAGCTGGTGCTTCAGTTACCGTAAAAGTTCCACCTGATGTAAATGTATGAATTTTAAAATCACCGTCTTCAGTAACAGTTCCACCTGTTGCTACAATTCTTTTTTTACCTCCAGAAGTAAATCCGAAACCTTTTCCTGATCCAGCTCCTCTAGTTCCTATTAATGGCATATTATGCTCCTACCCATTGTTGATTATTTTCATCCCATGTAAAATTTCCATCTGAATCAGGAAATGCTACAGGAGGGTCCCATGTTGCAGTTGTAACATTTAAAGTCCAACTTGGAAAGGGTTTTGCAGTAACAAATATATTATTTATAGTATCCCAACTTCCACCAATTATGGCGTAGTTTCCTCTAAAAGCTTTTGTTTGATCATCAGCTAATGTTCCATCAGGATTATAATATTTGTTAGCTGCAGTATTATATGAAGTTTGTTTCCAATTAGAATAACCTGTAAGGTTAGTTAAAAAAGCAATTCCTGTTGCCTCATCTTCAACACCATTTAATGCCGTATCAGAATCTGCAACTTTAGTAACATCTAATACTACGTTATTTTCATCTAACTTAGCAAATGTTGCCATTTTAATCTCTAATCCTTTCCTTACGCAAACTGTGTTTGCGATGCTAAAACTGTAAATGTAGCTGCTCCAGTTTTGATAACCGTATAAGAATATACATCAAGTGAATTAGTATTGCCACCTGTTGGTGCTGAACCACCTTGCCATTCTGGAGTAACAGAGGATCCATCAATTTGTACCGCTGAATTATAATATGCAGTTCCACCTTGTTTAACAATGTGAGCAATAGTTATAGATTCACCTGTATCCATAATTGAATCTAATGAATTAGAACCATCACCTCTAATATTTAATGTCCAGTTACCTGAAGCATCTGTAGTATAATTTAATACTGCTTGTGTAATTACATCGTAGTTAACTGTTCCTGTTGCAGCAGTAGCTGAGTTTGTAATTTTTTCAGCTGTTTGTTGAATTTTACCACCACCATTAAATGTAACTCTTCCAGCAACTCCATTAGGCGATAAAAGAATATCAGCATTAGCTGTTGTTGAAGCAACATTAGGAGCTGATCCTGCAATAGAAATTACATTAGCAGTAGCATTTAAATTTGTACCAGCAACATTTCCAGTAGAAATTACTGCTGAACCATTAATATTTGTACCAGCAACATTCCCTGAAGAAGTTACAGATGTCATAGCTATATCACCTAAATCAGCCATTACATCAACCATAGTAGTTCCATCTGTATATACTATAGTTTTAGCACCTTGTTTAAGAGTTACACCAGTTCCACCTGTTGGACCAAAAGTTAAAGTTTGTGAACCAGTTGTATTATTGAATACAATATATTTAGTTTCTACTGCATCAGTAAATACATTAATATCTCCTGTTAATGCACCAGTAAATTCTAATATTGCATTATGTACTTGGTCATCTGTTGATGAATCATCTGTGTTAGATGTTGAATTGTTTGAAGTTAAAGTAACATTAGCAGAACCTGCAACGTCAACTGATTGATAACCTTTTACTGATGAATCAATTCTATTAAAAACATAATTAACTAAATCACCCCAAGTTCCTGAATTTTCTCCAGAAGCTTGTCTCTCTAATTTTAATCTCGATGTATAACTTGATGGCATAATTTTTTATACTCCATATTTTAAATAATGTAAATAATATATATTTGACATCATTTGTCTAGTGAATATTAGTCCAAGTTTCAGTAATATTTCCTGTAATTGGATCCCAAAATTTAAGAGATGTAACATTAGAATTAGCTTGATTTCCTTCAATAGATATAAAGTTCTCACTATTAGGTACTATACTTGCAGAGCTAATAGTTACTCCATTTCCAGTAAGTGTTAATATTTGATCTGTACTTAAAGTAATAGTATTAACAGTTGTAGTTAATTCTTCTCCTGTAATAGAAATAAAGTTTTCAGAAGTTGTAGAAACATTACCTAAATTAACAATTAATTCTTGACCAGTAATACTTGTAAATGCAGCACTACCTACATTGATATTTGATACTTCTACATTAGCTTCAAAAGTAGGAGTATTTATAGTTATAGATCCTCCTGCAGCTACAGCAAAACTATCTACTGTTGCGGCAACTAAAGGCTCTCCATTAATTGATATAAAATTATTTGTACTTAATGTAACATTTCCTTTAGAAACAGTTAAATCTTCTCCACTAATTACAATAGGTGCGTTACCTACTACTGCTACATTATTTACTGATGCAGTTAATCCTTGTCCATCTTCTATAAATACTACACCAGAACCAGATACTATTCCTGTTAAATCTTCATTCCATGCACCTTCATTCCATTCATCTCTACTCCAACCTAAACCTGCATTTAAATTAATAGATAATTGTTGACCGGATATTGTAACACTGGTTCCTTCACCAATTACTATATCATTTACAGAAATAGTTATTTCTTCTCCTATAACATTAAATAATGAATTACCTATAACAATAAAACTACCATCATTTATGTTTGATTGTTCACCTATAATATTAGATAATGAAGATGCAACAATTGTAGGATCACCATTTGCAGAATTAATTTGATTTCCTGTTAATGGAATAAAAGCATCGGGTCCTGTATTCCACTCAAAAGAGCTCCAAGTTTGTCTTCCCCAACCAGTTCTTAATTCTGAAAAAACAGATGTATTTCCAAGAGAAGTAGTTACACTTTGTCCACTAATGACTGCGCCACCCGCAGAGTCATTCCATGTTCCAAAATTCCAATTACCACTACTCCATGGTGTAGACATAAGGAATTATCTCCTTATGCTATTCTTATTAAACCGTTAGTAGCGTCAGCGTTAGGAAACTGTAACTCAAATGTACCGTTAGTAGATGTTTTTACTCCACCAAAATCTAATACAGCGATTGATGCATTTGCATTAGTAAAATTATAAATTAATGCAGCTTGAGCTGAAATAGTTGCGTTTGCAAAAGAAACGTTATCAGCATCAAAAATTGCAGTAGTACCATCTGTAGAGATAGTAACACCAGTTAATGTTGCACCGCCAATTGTATAATTAGTACCACTATCTGAAATTTCATTTGCAGTAATATACGTTGCAGTATTTTGGTTTAAAGTTGCAGTGTTGTCATAAAGTGCGCACTTTAATGTAGCTGATTCTAAGTTTGCACCAGGCGACATTAAGTCTTGTTTAAACGACACTGTTATCGCTTGTTCTATTGCCATATTTATTGTCCTCCAGTTAATGTGTTTTCGCCTAGTGGACTACCTGGAAACTTGTAGTCAGTTCTTCTGTTTCTACGAGCTTCGTTATTAATAGCAGCCACACTTTCGACATACTTTTGTTTGTATATATTATAGTCTTCCATGTTCTTTGTAAAGAGATTTGCTTCAGATAAACAACCATATAATAAAGCGTCAGAAGCATTTTCAGTATACCAATTAGTAGTGTTAGTATTAGATAATGGATTAATTCTACCTTGATAGCCTAACTCCATAGTATATACAGCATCTGGTGTTGGAGCTAAATATAGTGTAGTATCATCAAAATTAGCAAAATACCTAGGTTGACCAGTTAAAGAAGCATCAGGCCAATACTCTTGTAAATACTCTAATGGCTTGATTTCTAAAAATACTCTATTACCAGAGCTGTCTATTATATTTAAATAATTTAAAAGCATAGGTTCAATTGCTGATGGAAGTGTTACAAACCTATCTCCTATAGAAGTAGATGAAGTTACATTTTCATTAAAACCTGTAGGATCAATTTCTCTAGATAATTTTTGTTGAGTATTACCAATAAAGGTATCTAATTGTGCTGTAAAATCAGTTCCTGTATTTTCTGCCCAAACTTGAATATCATTCTTTAGGCTGCTGTACGTCATTGGCATTTGGCTCTACTCCTTCAATTTTAAACTTAGTCCATACATGACCTCTAAATGCATATGTACCATAATGCGTAAGAGGACTATGTAAATCAGCATATATCTTTCCACCGATTTTTTGCCATAATCTGCAAAAAGCATAATCTTCTGATAAATATCTATTACTTTTTTCATCAATAATACAGTCAAAAAATGCATAACAATTGTCACTACTAAATCTTTCATTATTTATTATTTGATCAGAAGTATATTTAAGATTAGGATAAGCTTCAATCATTTTATAAAATACTTCTTTTTTAATACACATAAAACCAGTTGCTGCGTCTAATACTTCAGTAAATCCATTTTTAACTTCTATATTTAAAGGATTTGCAAAATTTAAATTATATCCTAAAGCTTTTTGTTCTAAATTTTCTAAATCACCTTTTTCTGCATGAGATTTAACAGTATTCCAATCTACTGATTTTCTAGGATATATTCCACAAGCTACGTCATAATCACTTTCTAATAATCTCATTATAGCTTCCCCACCAAAACCTATATCACTATCTATAAACATTAAATGTGTAAATTTATTTGGATCTTTTTTATCAGCATCTAAAAATTGACTTACTAAAGTATTTCTAGCTCTAGTAATTAAACTTTCATTACCCATAGTATTTAAATGTAATTGTATTCCTTTTTTATTAGCTTCAGTTATAGCATTTAAAATACCATGTAGATATGATTCTGTTAATTGACCGCCATAACAAGGAGTTGCGATCATAACTCCTAATTTTTTTTGATTTGTCATGTAGACACTGTAACACTTCCTAAAGCAGTTTGTAACAAATTTGTGCTTGCTTGTGCGACACCAACATTAGAAATAGATCCTGATGTAGAAGGATATATTACAGTAATTTGATTTGGAACACCTCCAGTAGCTGATAAATTAGCTTGTGGTCTTGCATTTTCTAAAGATTCAGCATCTGTAAAATATGTTAAATCTAATTGTGGTTGTTTCTTTTCAAATTCTGATATATGAACAAAACTTCCATTCCATTCAAATACCATTTCATTATATGGAAATTCTAAACCAGAACGATCAGATATAGCTAAAGCATATTTACCACCAGAAAATTTAGTATGTGGTGCTCTATGAGGTTTATTACTTCTATCTGCAAATCTAGCCATTAATTATAATAACTCGTACTAGGTAATATTCTAGTAGATGGTGAGTCATCTCCTGCTATTAATCTTTCATACGCTTGTTCATAATCTAATTTTAATTCAGCTCTAGTTGCTTGATCTATACCAGTTCTTTTTTTAGATAAATAATAAGCAAGACCTGCACACATACATTCAAAAGCTCTAAATGGTATATCAATATTTTGTTCTACTCCATTAACAGTAGAAGCTGTAATATCTTGTATCTTTCTCATTCTATAATATCTTAATGTATAAGCTTGATCAGGTGTTGGATAAATTAAAACTTGAGGAGTATTTAATCTTTGTAAATAAAATTGTGTAGGTCTAGATTGAGAAGTTTTATTAGATATAGCAGCATAATCATTAACACCTAAACGTGTCATTGAATATTCAGTAGTTCCATCTAAAATATTTGCATTAATAATATCTATTGTATCATAATCAAGTACATAAGTATTAGTACCTTGAGTTAATGATAAATCTTTTAATTCAACTGTCCATTGATTATAACCACGATTAGCCCAATCACTAAACATAATATTTAAACTACGTCTAGCAGAACGTACATCGTATCCTAAAATAGGATCACCTCCTATTCTATCATACGCTTCTTGTATAACATCATTAACTGTTAAATTAAATGTTGCTGTTCCTGATGTTGCCATAAATTATCCTTATGCGTGGAATAATGTAACACCTTGAATAGTAGATACATTAGCACCTGCAATCGTTGCTGAAACTTGACAATTTGTATTAAACTTAACACCTTCTTCTGGAAGATTTAATTGAAAAGTAGATGCTCCAGCATCAACGTTTCCTGTGTTAATTTCAAATACATCAGTTCCGCCATCTTTAAATGTTAATACACCAGCAGTAGAAGTAGGTTCTGCAATGAAACCTTTTAATCTTGTAGGTCCATTAACTAAAGTAACTGTAATAGCTACATTAGAAGATGTATTAGATAAAGAAGCTTGATTAGCACTAACTACTTTAATATCTGATCCTGCCATATTTTCCTCCTTATTATAATCCTAAATTTTTTAATTGTTGTAATAGTACATCAACTCTGTTTGTTTGGCTAGAAGAAGTTGGTAAAAAACTAGATATATATTGTTTTTGAGCTAATCCTCCTAAATCTAAAGGTTGTAAATTCATACTTTTTGATTTAGCGGGATCATCTACAATAATTTCTGGTTTTAATACTGTTACATCTTCAGCTTTTTCACCAAACGAAGTTAATACTTTTTGAATATCTTTTATTTTTTTATCTAATTCATCTTCTTTTTTTTCTTGTTTTGATTGTTCTACTAATATTTCTTCACCTGATTTTGTTTGACCTGGGTAATCTTCCATAGTCATAACAGATTTTTGTTCTTCTGTTGGTGTAAATTCTTCTTTTGCTTTTTGAAAATCTAAATATTCTTCTAAAGAAGTTTTTTCATCTTCTTTATCTTTATCTGTATCTCTATCTAATTTAAAGTTTTCTAAAGCTTTACCTAATCTACTTAAACTTTCAAACATTATATCTCCTATAAAGAGGGTCTTCTTAGAAGACCCCCTTAATTCAATATTAACTTAAATTGTTGTTTTGAACATATCTAACAGTTATAAAACCTTCACCAGCACCTGTGTTTGTGCTTGTTACAAGAATTCTTCTGTCAGTAGTTCCAACATCAGCCCAGTTATTAACTCTAGTTGCATCAGCTCCAGCAGTTGCAGAAATTATTCCTAATGTTCCACCTGCTACAGCAGTTGCTGCTGTTAATGCAGTTGCATCACCAGTCCAACCAATGCCAGCTGTACTTGCTACTCCATCCCAAATTACGTCTACTGATAATTCAATAGCTACGATTTGTGAGTTTGCAGGAATTACAATATTAGTTGTACCATCAGCTTGAGTTACTGCTTGTGATTGACACATTACAACTTGACCAGTGTTTTTTACATCTGAACCTAAAGTAGTTCCAGTTGTATCTTTAATTGTTCCAGCCTTAATAGGACCAGAAAATGTAGTTGTTCCCATAGTCTACCTCCTTAGTAGTCTTCTTTCGAAGTCTTAGGGTTAAATACTAGGCGTATTGCTACGCCTAGTATGATTATATTATTATGCAGCTCCTTCTGAACCGTAGATAGTTCTCCAGTCAGTGAAACCGAAAGAATATCTTTCTCTAACTTTGTATCTTAGATTACCAGATTCAAAATCGCCTTCAACAGCTTTTTTCATTGGTGATCTTACAAAGTGTTTCATTCCATCAGGACAATCAGTCATAATGAAGTATTGATCTG